TTGTATCCAGGTTGTGTGTAAGTCTGTTGTATTGGTTATCATCTCCCACCTAAGGAGAAGCCTGAGATGCTCCATCATCAAGTGTAGGTGATATTCTTTATCTACCACATTGTGGGTAACTTTTGTACCTACTAAGTTGAAGTAGGCATCCCTGTGGTAGCAGTAGGTTTCAAGGATAATGGCATCAGATTTCTCCATGCCTAAAACCTTGCCCTCTGTGTTTTGCATTTTTACTTTAGGCATTCAAGAATTCTCCTTAAGCTTCAACAGGGTAATCTTGCTCTTCTTCATGATAGTCACATTCACCATCATAAGCTTCAGCAAAGTTGATAGTAGCCCAAACACGGTGAGCATCATCATAGTGCTTATCAACAATCTTCTTCACATGAAGCCGAACTTCTGCAAGAGACATTGTTGAGCAGAACTCCATGGTAGATTCACCCATATTAGATTCTGCAGCAGTCATATCAGTTACATAAGTATTCTTCTCTGGTTTGTGAAGCCAGTAAGCAACTTTAATCAAATCATTCAGCCCAGCAAGAGCAGAACGGCATTTGTAAGAAGTCATTTGAGGGAGGGTAATTGTAGCAGTCATCATGTGCTCCTTATTGGTTGAAGTAGAGATTAGACAGAACACCAAACAGAACCAACTGAGTTCTAGTCTCAGGTGAAGTCTGCTTTGAATTCATCCAGATTGCGCTAGCAGCATCAACTGGGGTATACCCCTTCGCTTCACAGAACTTCAAGAACTTCTCCTCAACCTTACCAGAGACAGGGTAAGAATAACCAGCATCAGTGAGTGCTGCCTGAACATTTGCTTTGTAAGACATAAAAACTCCAATCATCATTTTGTTGAACATAAGTAATTATACATCACTTTAATATTAAAGTAAACAGTTAAAGTGTAACGATTAAGAAACAACTTTGAAGTAAACATCCATTTCAGGGAGAGATTTGATATACTCAAAAGTCTGGCCAGAATACCGTTTTGTCAGATAATCTGTAATATCTCCAACTGGGTCAGAACTCCACCAACCATCACCACGGTTCAGATAATTGTTTGCTTCGTTCAAAAAGTAGCCTGCAGGAAGTTGAAGCCTAAGAGCCTTGATTTCCTTAACAAGCTCTTTATAGACAACCATCAATTCATCCCTAAGAGCACCGGGTTTTGTGTGATTAATCTTGTATTTCAGTGAATGTGTATCTTCACTGTAACCAGTGTCATAGCCATTCACCAAGTTGAACAATTCGTTGAATGTACCAGTAATGTCATCTTTACCATTTCTCCAAGATTTGTGTCCGCCCATTGTGATTTGGTCAGTTTCACCAGCAAGAAATGCTTTAACATGCGACAGTGTCAGAACCTTTTGGAACTTACCTTTACCGAGTTTGATTTGCTTTTCCATTTAATTCACCTTTGTTTCTGAAGATGATTAATTATACACTTAATATTAACACTTGTAAACAGTTAAAGTGTAACAATTGTAACAAATCCGAGGCAAAACAAAGGGAGAGGTTCATAACTTCTCTCCCTTGGTGATTTACTAGTACATTATACTATAGTTGCTAACCTTCTTCTTACTTTTGTAATAGGATGTTGCTCATCTATAGTCAATTGTACAGTTTTAGTCTTTTCTCTTGAAGTCAGAAGTCCATTCTCTCTTTTTATGATGTCTATCTCTCTAAAGGCATCATAAGTGGAATCTGCCACAAAGGCAATCTGTATCTCTTGGTCTTCTTTGACAGTGATTGATTTCTGCAAAACTCTAACAACTTTTCCAGTCGCTTTGTTTGTGATTGTAAAAACTACACTTGTCATATTTCATATCCAAAAAGTACATACTGCTCATCTGTTGGTATTAGGCCTTTGCTCTTCATTCTTGACTTCCAAGTTCTGTATGCTGGCTTCTTGTCTTCAACAGCCATCAACCTTATCTGCTGGTATGGATTCAAGTTGATTGCCAGAGGTAAAGAGGGAGACCCCTCTTTCACCTTCTTTGATGTGATGATTGACATTTTTAGTTCTTTCCTTGTACATGGCACATACAGTGATAAAGCCCATCACTAAGTCTCTTCAAGTCACTTTCTTTTAGATCACTGCTTTGAATGTAATTCACAATACCAACCTTCGGTATTTGAACCAAAAGTGCTGGGCCTTCTCTCAATTTCTTGTCTGGGTTTGGTGTGTAAGGGATATCAGACTGTGGATACTTACCACCAACTTTAATGAAGTCAACTGCTTTCTTTGTAGCACCTTCAACTACAGCAAACACATATTGCTTGAGTAGGGATACATCTTCAAGTTTGACTTCCTTCTTCAAGATTTCTCTGTCATGATGCAAGAATGTATAGTCTAAAACATATCTCAAAACTCTGTCTTGATGTTCTTCAGGTGTTTCTACCTTCTTGATTTCTTCAACCAACTTCTTATTTTTATTCTTTTTTGGGTCTCCCATTGGAAGAGTTGACTTATCAAGAGCAGACCAATAGTTATTGAATAGGTAAGTGGGGTCATCAGCATTCTGTTGCATATCCTTAAGGATAGCAAGTAAATGTTCAAACTCTTCAATTGCATCTTTCAACAAGGCTTTCTGTTCTCTTGGTGATAGATTGAGTTTTGTGTGCAATCTATACAACATTGAATTATGCACCCACATGCCATTTTGGAAATATATGAGATTTTCTTCAATGGTATCTCTCTTGTAGTCTCTCAAACAGGCTGGGATGCCATAGACTTGTCTTGCTGTTAGAGGAGTTTTTGTAATTTTTTGTGTCATAGTAATAGTTCTCGGTTGGTTTATAAAGTTGTTATTTTGGATTATTTCCTTGTAACATTAATATGTATAGTTTCTGTTACCTGGTTACATCCTGTATTTAATATTACACTACATCTTCACCATCCTTCAGAGCTTCTAGTAAAGTGATGAATTCTTCCTTCTTCTCTTGTGTGTCAAATTCTAGTGTTGTTTCAGTGGTTATTTTCACTACATTTTCACCTTTTGATGTAGCTATAGTGAAGATTTCATGAATAACATGTGTGTTTTTACCACTTAATTCTTGAAGTAATGCATTCATTTGACCATTTATCCTCGGCACCTCTCTTCTTACCCACAGAGATGTTTTTCTGGTTAGAGAATTACCTCTACATAACTGCTTAAAGTAAATGTTGAATGCAATCTTTACAAGTGGACCATGACTTGATGGCAAGGCCTTGTAGAAGTTTGTTAGTGGGATATTCTCAGTGCTATCAATCTTCTTGAACTTTCTTCTATATAACTTATCTGCATAGAGGATCAATTTGACTAAATCTGAGTGATGTTTTGGCTTGACTTTGAATGGGTGCAGTGACGGCATTGATTTCTATCTCTCTTCTGGTTGATAAACAGGTGGCTGGTAGAACCTGTGCTCAGATTGAATATGACAGGGGTCCCAAAAAGAGTACCCACATTTGCATGGGCTAAAAGATTACCAGCCTTTTAACCCCTGTCATATTCAATCTGTATGTTATTTATTATACAACTGAATCTGGTAACAAAAATCTATGATCAGCCCAAACCGCCTAAGGGTTTACCCACTAGTATTGGAGTAAATGTCTGGGCATACTAAGCTGTATTAATAGTATGCCCAGACATTTCTGTTTGAAGTGAATACCTAACAGATACAGTCATTTGTTTGACTCAGACAGAGCTTGTCTCTGGATGTTGCTCAAACAAATCTACTTGGCACGAGTGCCCATGAGATGTGTGTTCTTCAGTCCAGCAAAGCTGTCCTTCAGACATCCACCTCCTGAATGAGATGTGTGTCTGGGTATACTATGGTAGTTATAGTATGCTCAGAAGTAGTGGCTAAAGCCTCAGGCGGTTTTGGAGTAAATACCTGTCTATACAGGAGATCACATATGAGATTCAGAAGCAAATTTGAGGAGAAATTTAACAAGTTATCTGGAGGAAAGCTAGGTTATGAGCAGGACAAGTTTAAGTACATTGTACCTGCTTCAACTCACACCTACACACCAGACTTCCACATACCTAACTCCAATATCTACATTGAGACAAAGGGTTTATGGAGTGCACAGGATAGAAAGAAGCACTTGCTAGTGAAGGCTCAGAATCCTGATATTAGGATCATCATTGTCTTCTACAGACAAAATTGCCCAATCTCTAAAGGTAGTAAAACCACCTATGAGGATTGGGCAACCAAAAATCATCTTGAATATATGACTATTCAAGAGGCACTAGATTTGATTAAAAAACAGAAAGTGGAATAGTTCCAGGACCAAAATTAGTCCCATACATGTATCTTCTTGACTGATATGCAGTAGAAGTTGGTGTCCAAACGTCAACTGTTGTGCCACCAAACTTGAGAGTTATTTGGTAACTAGTTGAACTAGGTTTAAAAATAAATATGTAAATTGCACCAGATATTGGTGATGAAATATTCAACTCCATATTTCCAGCATAAGATGTAGTAACATGGTAGTGGTTAGATTCCGCACCAGTAAGTGTATCTGTTGCTGTAGAAACTGCTTTAGAATAAATTGTTACTGCTTGTGTGCCAGAGAATACATTCAAATTCAAAGTAGGATATGTCTGAGCTAAACTTAAAACCCCAGCGCTAGATGTGATTGTAGTTCCATCGACCTTTACCAAACCTAGTTGAGTTGTTGTTGCACTAGGGGCACTAATAATACCAGTTGACCCATCAACATTTATTGTTACTCCATCAGGTCTAACTATTCCAGCAGAACTTGGACCCGCATTACTTAAGTAAAGAATACCACTTGAAGAATGAATAGTTGTATTATCAACTTTAACTACACCAAGAACAGTAGATGTAGCGGTTGGAATAGATAAAATTCCAGAAGAAATAGTGATGGTTGTATTATCTGGTTTAACAATACCTAGTGAAGATGAAGTAGCTGTTGGTACAGATAAAATTCCAGAAGAAATAGTAACTGTTGTATTATCTGGCTGAACTAACCCAAGCGCACTTGTTGTTGCTGTTGAGTAAATTGCACTTAGTACACCAGATGAAATGCTAATAGTTGTATTGTCGGGTCTTGCTAATCCTAACACACTTGTTGTTGCTATTGGGTAGATTGCACTTAGAACACCACTTGATACAGATATTGTGGTATTGTCTGGGCGAGCAATACCAGTAATCAAATTTGTAGCAGTAGGTGTAAAGGCAGAAATAACTCCGCCTGTAATAATTATTGTTGAGTTGTCTGGTCTAACAAATCCAAGAACAGAAGAAGTAGCTGTAGGGTAAACAACAGAAAGAACACCACTTGAAATAGTAAGTGTTGAATTATCTGGTCTAACTGCACCAAGAGAACTTGCTGTTGCAGTAGGAGCAACTACAACAGATGATATAACTCCACCACTAATAGTGATAGTTGTATTGTCTGGTTTTACAGCGCCAAATGTAGTTGATGTTGCATTTGGAACAGCGCCAACATTCAATGATAGCACGCCACCAGAAATAGAAACTGAAGTTCCATCTGGCTTAACTACACCTAAAGAACTTGAAGTAGCAATTGGCCCAGTAGCACTTAGTACTCCACTTGTTGAAGTAATAGTAGTTCCATCAACTTTAACTGAACCAAAAGTAGAAGTTGTTGCGTGCGGAACAGATAGAATACCACTTGCAACAGTAATTGAGCTATTATCTGGCTTTGCAATACCTAAAGTGCTAGATGTAGAAGTTGGAATAACTGCAGAAATAACACCTGAAGCAGAAGTAATTGTTGTTCCATCAACTTTTACAGCTCCGAATGTAGTCGCCGTTGCTTGTGGAAGTAGCGTAGAAAGTGTATTAGCAGTAATTGCAGTAATACGTCCCTTAGCATCAACAGTAATATTAGGTAAGTCATATGCACCAGGAGTAATACCCACCGAAACTAATTCTGGCGCAAGTCCATTATTATTACCTGCTAAGTCGCCTGCAAGTTTGATTTCCCCAAGTGCAAGATTTGTTGCTGTTGTCATTTTATTTTATCCTTATACAAATGATACATTTTCAGTAAATGATGTTTGATATACACCTGGTATTACTGGTGATGTGTGATTTCTAGACAATAGCATTTCTACTATCATTTTTGTTTTTCCAGATGGAACTGAAATTGTTTTAGTTCCATTTCCCATTTGGAATGTTGCTGATGTTAATGATGACGGTAAATTAGTCATTACTAATAAAAACTGAGCATCATAATTAAATTGAGTGTATCCACCGCTTGCAGTTTCTATAGTTGTAAATTCTATAGTTGACATAGTTGAGAATCCAGCATCATATGAACAGTCTATTTTAGCTAACTGGTTGTGTGATGAATTATAAATTCTAACAATTCTATTAGTACTTGTTCCGGCATTTTCATAATTTGGCGGCCATAATATTGTACCTGCTTGTGTTGCTGTAAATGTATTAGCCCCAGTTGAAATTGTGTTCGCACCAAAAGATAGTTGGCCAGAACCATTAAAAATAATTCCACTATTATCTGGTTTAGATATTCCAAAATTAGCAACACCAAGGACAGTATAATTTGCAGGTTTAATACCAAGTACAACCGGTGAACCTTGATTAAAAAATATGCTTGTATCAAATCCACCAATAATACCCGCATTTGCTGAAGAAGCATATTTTGCTGTTAGCACACCAGCACCTATTACTAAAGTTGTGTTGTCTGGTCTAACACTTCCTAAAACACTAGAACTTCCTTGAGATACAGATAATATGCCACTAGCTGATATTAGACTTGTGCCATTCACTTTTACAATTCCAACTGTGGTTGAATTTGCTGTGGGAACAGATAAAATACCAGATGTTGAATTAATAGTTGTTCCATCAACTTTAACAATTCCTAGATTTGTTGATGTTGCTGTAATCCCGTATTGCACGGTGCTTAATACCCCGCCTACAACCGCAACCGTTGTTCCATCAACTCTTACTTGACCAAATATAGAATTTGTTGCAGTGGGTGTGTATTGGGATAATACACCACTACTAATTGTAATTGTTGAATTATCTGGCTTTACATAGCCAAGAGTACTTGAACTTGCATTTGGAGTAGTGTTTGAAATAACACCACCTACAGATGAAATAGTAACTCCATCTGGCTTAACAACACCAATTGTACTAGAAGTAGCAGTTGGATAAACTGCTGTTAAAATACCTGAAGAAACAGTAATAGTAGAATTATCTGGTTGAACAGTACCGAGAGTTGAACTTGTAGCCTTAAGAATATGAGATGTTAATACTCCACCACTTACGGTGATAGAATCATTATTTGGTTGAACTACACCAGCAGTAGTTGAACTTGCTTTTGGGTAAAGAGCGTATAAAGTGCCTGCACCATCAACTGAAGTTGAAACTCCATCTGGCTTTACTAAACCAAACTGTGATGTAGTAGCAGTTGGAAGTGTTGCACTTAGAATACCACCTGAAAGTTGAACAGTACTGTTATCCGGCTTAACTAATCCAAACTGAGAAGTAGAAGCATTTGGAACACTTAGTACGCCAGCACTAACAGTCATTGTTGTGTTATCTGGTCTAACTGCACCTAAAACAGAAGATGTAGCAGCACTTGGAGATGCAGTAGTTGAACTAATAACCCCACCACTTACAGTTATACTTGAATTATCTGGTTTAACAACACCAAAATCAGTTGAACTTGCAATTGGAATTGTTTGTTCAGAAGTATTAGACTTAATGTAGATGGTGCGACCTTTAGCATCAACAACAATAACTGGTGAAGTTAGAGTAGATGTGCCGCCGCCCGAAATTGCTCCAATACTTGCATTGTAAACACCTGGTGTAACACCAGTTGCTCTAAGTTCAGGAAATGTTCCAGTAGAGGAGGTGGATAGATCCCCTCCCATTAAAATCTGCCCTGCTTCTGTATTTGTTGCTGTTGTCATATGTTATTTACCTTACTTAGGCGTAAAAAGAGGGACTTTTGTTCTTCGTACCAATACCTGTGCTCTGATAGTGCATATCTGCAAGGAATGCAAATGGTTCTGGTCCACCATTAACTGTATTTCCAGTCAATCTAACTCTAATCATGAAGATGCCATCTGGTTCAAACAGAGCATTATCAATTAGAGTTGCACTTCCACCTGCAGAACTAATAGGTGTCTCAGCAATCATATGTTGATACTGAACAGTTGATGCTGCTTGGGTTACAGTGGTAATCTTGCTGGCTAGGAATGCTTCTTGGTTGTGACCCTTAGCATATGTGGTTTCAAACTCCCAAGTAACACCACCAGAAGTTGTCCCAGCTGTATTCAATCCCCAGTGCACGTGCATGTAAACATCTGAACCAGGAACATAATCATGTCCTAAGTGGAACATAACTTCAACATAGTCATTTACTGTGAACTGATATGCGCGAAGATTATTTCTGAATGTGTTTAGAGTTGGGTCAGTTGCAATTCCTGTGCCTCTAACCATAATTGGTCCAAGCAAGTCTTGCCAAGCATATGTTGGTGCAGCACTATCAACTTTGATACCCATACCAGATGTTTTAGGCAATACCAGATGCCCTGATGTTGGGATGCTAATAGCTAAAGTATTGTTACTTGAGTAGACATTTAATGGAAGTGCTGTTCCAGTTCCTCTAACATATGATGCAATCCAACTCTCAGAAGAACTAACACCCATTCCAGTGCAACCTGCATTGTTTCTACCAGAACTATTTTCAATAGATAAGTCTGCTCTAGTTTCTGTTCCATTTGGATATGCTACAACCGAAGTTCTACCATCAACAGTAGACGTCTGGATAAAGTTTCTGTCTGTTACAGTAGCATTTGAGAAATCACCCTGAATAGCTTTACCTGCACCAGTCAAAGTCAAATTATGGCCAACATTCAAATTACCATTTGGGAGCATGTTCAATGTGTATGAACTTGCAGCTTGACTAGCCAAATACCAGTTAGGAGCACTTGCTGTTCCATTTTGAAATGCATAGATACCATAACCATCAGTATCAGCCCAGAATGCTTGACCATATTGATTTACAGGGTCTCCGCCTTTCATAACAACCGTTTGAGCACCACCAGTTCCATTACCTCTTGCTCTAATAGAAGTTGTTCCATTAGTTACAGCAGTCTGGAAATAAGGCATTGTCGCATTATCAGTTCCGGTAAGTTTGATAACAGAACCATTTATAAAAACAAGTCCATCAGAACCGGTTGCTTGTCCAATTGTTACTTTATTTGGGGCAATATCACCTGTAACACTAGAAATATAACCACTTGGGTTTGTTGCGTTATATGGTGTGAAGCCAAGTGCACCTATTACATCAGTGCTTTCAATTGTTACTACACCACTTCTTCCATTAACTGAATCAACACCAGCACTTCCACCACCTGAACCACCAGAAGAAGTTACCCAAGTACCACTTGTGTTCAATGTCTTGAATACTTGGAATGTCAAATCATAGTAAGAAGAACCTGCTTCTAATCCTGTGGTTGATGGTGCACTTGAGAATTCTCCCAAATAACCAGTCATATTCATAGCACCATAGGCTGTGTCAATAGTGCTAATTGCTTCATTAATGGTCAGTTCTTTGTCATTCTGACCTACTTCAAGCAATGTAATCTGTAAATTTGGTGTTTTTGCCATATCTTATATTCTCCAATGTTAGTTATTTAGAGATTGACGACTACCGCCAAATCTGTTAGAAATTTGATTCAAACCTACTTTAAGTGAAGTTTGAACTGCACCAAAGTCACTTAGTTGCATTGCCATAGTGTAAATGAATTTTGGTTCATATACAATAAGTTGTCTTACTGCAGTTGCACCCTTGTAGATAGTAACTGCAAATCCACCATAATCAAAATCATGGGTTACTGTTGAATACTGAGATAGAGTATTATTGAATCTTGGTCTTTCATTCCAGAATACAAACCACTCATCATTCACTTTATCTGCATGAAGATTACCAACAGTCCAAGGAATAAGGTTTTCACCTACAATCTGAATTTCTTGAGCATCAACCTTAGTCAAATCAGAACCATAAGTTACAGTCTTAAATAGGAACTTCTTGCCCTTGTCTTCATAATTGAATTGAAGCTCAAGAGGAGTACCATCCATTAGTACAAACAGCTCATTTGCTTGGTGTGCACCTACTGCCCATTCAGTACCTTGTCTACCTCTCATTAAGTGAGAAAGTCTATAAGTTCCTGGGGATATAAGAGTTGCAACTCCAAATGCAATACACTCATTACCAACCATACAGCGGTTTTCACCTGCCTGAATAGCAGCATCTGTCTTAGATACCAATTCTCCAGATTTAACCCTCACTATTATTTGAGTAACATTATCAAATATTTGCCATTGAGCAGCAGGTGTAGCAACTTCTACCAATCCCCAAGTGCTTGTCTTGTTGGTTTCCGCAATCATTGAGTAAGAACCACCACCATCCTTGGAGACAAAGATTTGTGCACCAGGCCAACCTTGAACACCAAATCCGTGCACTGCTGCATAGACACGTGGTTTAATATCATCAGAGTTTTGAACACAAGGGTCAAACCACATAGTGCCAGCTTTAGAAATTACTGGAGCATAATTCACAGTTGCTTGTGGAAGTTGTGGATTAGCATCTGTTCCAATATAAGTTGAAGCAGTATAACCAATAGTTACTCCATCAACAATAATTGGTTGTGGCTCACCTGTAGCACCTGCATCAACACAGTGCATTTCAAGAACACCTTCATCAACTTCTTCAATTTGGATAATGCGGACCATTCCTTCTGGAATACTGATAACATCTCCTGGTTCAAGGTCCAGTGCATTTCTGTAACTTGTCTTGAATGTGTATTGCATTCTTTCTAAGTGAGCACCAATCAAAAGTTTATCAACTGCCAATTTTGCATCGGCATGGGATAACATGAATGGGACAGATAAAGTGATGTCATTACCTGCCACAAAGGTTGGGATTTCCGAACTCTGTGTGTAGTTGTTGTAATCCAAATCTTCCGCTATGTAAGTCAAACTAACCTTTCTTGGAAGGTCAATTGACTGCAATCTCTTCATTGTAACTGGTGCAACATTGTCATTTGACGAGTTGTATCCCATGTCATCATGATTTAGACTTCTAACAACTGTTGCATTTCTTGGAACAAACTTCAAAGTTCCATTACTATCTACCATGTCAAACTGGAATGCACGAGACATGTTATCCAAGATAGTTCTAATAGAAGTTACTTGAGATAAAGAGAAGTGACAAGCAATAGTATCATCAAGCAAAGAAGTATCGAAGCTTGCAATTCCTGCCTCCGTGCAAAGTGAAGTAACAACAGTCTTCAAAGAAGGTGCAGTATAAGCACCTGTGTAAGAAGGTGAACCAGTAAATCTACTATCTTGGTTAGAACCAGAACTTCCAGTATCTGTAAATGCATCAATGATTGCAGCACCTGCTACTGCCACTCCTGCTGCAACTGCAACTGCTTGAATCCAATCGCCAATGGTTGCATTCTTCATCCAATCAAGAGCACCGTTGTATAGATTGCTTAATAGACTGCCTTCTGGTGTAGAAGTTAAACCTCCACCAGAACCAGTTGTATCTTCAATCATCATCTCCCAAACGCCTGGCCAGACTGAGTTGCCCATATAGCCAAGGTGCGTTGGAGCATTTGCACTTTCTGAAACGTGAGATTGAATGCAAACAAACATTGCACCATTATCACCTAGTTTTACAACATCCTGATTTGGAAATCCTGCTGCTAAACCGTCATGATATTGAATACCTGATTGCCATTCACCTTGCCAAGATAGACCACGAACATTTGCTAAAGCACCAGTTTCAACAACTCTAATAGACACTAAACCATCACTGTCTGAAACACCAGTTGTTCCTAAATCAGTTGCAGTATAAGTCCAACTATTGACTTGCCCAATAAAACCAGTTGCGGGTGTGAATGTGTATTCGCCTTCCACAGAAGTTGATTTAGTGATAACACCTTGTGTTGTAGGAATAGAACTTGAGTTATCACCAAGAATTTTGAATTCAATAACAGGGAGTTTTGTTATAGTTCCATCAAGTGCTTGTGATTGAACGTAATCTGGAACTTGACTATCTGTATTAACACCAGTACCAACATTGAATGTAATTACATCACCCGCTTCCATTACAATTCTATCAGATGCTGCCATGAAAGTTAGGATAGCAGAACCACCCTCACTTGGGTCTGGTGTAGGTGCTACATAGACACCGCAAGTGTCATCTGAATGTGGTGGAATTTGTTCTACGGGAGGTGCCTCAACAGATACAACTGGGGCAACATAGTTAGAAGGAGATGGGGCATTTTCAACTGTCTGTGGAGAATCAGTTGCTACTGTACAAAAACTCATATTGCGTCGCCTTTATATCTTAGTGGGCCAGTTGAGATTGCCATAACTCCACCATATGATTTATCTGTCTCGCCTTTGTATATTCCTGGAAATCTTACTGCCTTAACTACTCCTGCAGCAGAGAATAAAAGATGAGGAGGTACAGTTACTGTTGTCATTGATGTACCAGTCCAATACTGATATGTCTTTTCAGGCATAAAGACAACACTCTGGTAAGTGCCATACAAATTAAACTTCTTACCAACTCGTGTATCTTTTCTGAAATATACTGCATTTGCACCAGTTGCATCCATTTCCCAAGCAGTTGCACCTGCATCATTTCTACCAATCACATCATTTGAGATACCCCAGAAGTCCGCATCACTAATAGCAACTGGTGTGTGGTCAAGTAAGTCTACATAGTAAGCACGAACTGCTGTACCACCAATATCTGTTACACCCCAGTTCTGGTCTACTCTTGTGAATAAACCATTTCGTGAAGAGACATAGATAAAGTTACCATACACAAACATTTCGGCAGTATCTCTATTGATATTGATTTTTGTTAGGTAAACTCCGGTTTCTGCATCAAATACAAATAGTCCACCTTCATTGAATGCTGATACATAAATCTTTCCCTGAAGATAGGCAATGTATCTTGGTGATTGCTGTTTTCTACCAGGAATTTGAACGGTGCCTAAGAATGCACCTGTGTCTCTATGCCACCATTGAAGTTCTTGTGTATCAGCGCCGCACTGGTCTTCACCAGCAGCAAGCACTGTAAAATAGTGCCAAGGTGTCTCTTGATAACCTCTGTGGTCAGTAGACTTTACCATCCAAATACAACTACCACTTCTCAAACTCCAAATACTTGGTGGTGCTTCTACCAGTGGCTTTGTAACTGTTGTGCGAGATAATTCCTCATAGGTAATCTCACTATAACGAATACGAAGGTCTCCTTCACAGATAGCAGTTGTTACACCTACTTCAGTTCTAACAAACTGAACAACCTTTGCGCCTGGTGTCATTGTGTGAATTTCACGGACTTTAGGTCCCATTGCATTCATTGTAATCTGGTCAACCGCAATCTCTGCCCATCTTGGGTGAGTTGCATTTTCCATTTCACCACTGTCTTCTAAGTATGGCCCCCAGAACTCAATGATGTGAATGACGTGAGTACTCGTACCTGTAGTGAACCAAGCATTCTTCCCATCAAAGGAAGTAGGTGAATTTAGAGTGGGTGTTCCAGTTATAGTTGCTTGGAATACTTCTTGTACAAGTCCTTTTGCCATTTAGAACCCCTGTGCCCCTAGAATTTCAAAAGAGAAGTTAGGTACTGCTCCTGAAGTTCCAAGGTTAAAATCTTTTAATACGATATAGGCAAGACCTCTGTATGCAGGTACATTTCCTGTTCCAAGTACACCTTCCATAGTTACATCAGGTGTTTGTGAATCACTGCCTAAATACAAATCACCTACAAGTGGTTTTGCTTCTGTTCTTCCATCAACAATTAAAGCATTGTTTGCCCAAACTCTTGAGACACCAACAATAGGTCCCTTGCAAAGAAGGATTGCCATGTCTTGCTTATATCCAGTTGAGACAACAGTTGGACCACCACCCTTACCAGTCTTTTGAGATACTTGATAAGTTCTCTTAGCAGAAGCCCAGATAATATTGCCTGCTACTCTCTGCTTACCCACTACATAAGGAATACTAACACCATACTGTGCAGTTTGAATTCGTAAATCACCTGCAGCAGGCTGTTCAATTTTCTGTTGTGAAGCAGAGTAAGATGAGCCTAACATCCATCCCACTTGTGCCCCAGTACTACCTCCAATAAGGTAACCAATACCTGCACTTGCAGCTGGGATGATTAAGTTTGCCATCTATTAATCCTTGTTTTGAGACATGGACTTTGCCAAACCTGATAGTCTGCGAAGTTCCTGGTGAATTGAGATTGCATCCACTAGTTGAGAGCCAATTTGAATTTCATTGGCCAATTCTTTTACATCACCTGAGAAGATGAATGTGGCCCGTCTTCCATCTACAGTGATGTCAGAAATAGAATGGCCTAGTGAACGAAGTGCTGCAGCTACTGCAATGTTGTCTGTTTGATATGACATATAATTATTCCTCTAAGTTTGGAAACCGGTAAACTCTCTCTAATCTATCTAAGAACTCTCCCGATAGACTATTTACAAGAACCTTACCCACCTTGATATGGGCGTGAATGAAATGATTTGGGGTAACCATTATTCCTAAGTGAGAACATACACGTCCATATTTGAACGCCAGAATATCACCTGGTAGGCGCTGTTCTTTAGGTATCTGCACTGCACCAAAGGATTCCACTATGTTACACATCGCTTCTTCCTTAGAATGCCAATGCCACTCAACCGAATATGGTTCTACATAGAACTTCTTGATTGCGCCTACTTCTTCAGCAACCTTGCCAATTAGGTAAGCACAATCTACACCAACACCTTTTACACCTGCTTGGTGATGATAAGGTGTATTGTCCCAAGAATAAGCAGCCATTACAATTTCTGCTCTATTCATCCTTATCCACCTTTGATATTAGCGTTGACATCTGTTTGAAGGTGAGGAAATCCACCAAAGTTAACCACATTTCCAAACTTTGTTGCACACATAGATAGCGTATGGTCACAGCCTGCAGTAAGTTCATAAGTGTCTCCTACAATAAATGTTCCAATACATGGAAGGAATAGTTCAATACTTTCACCAATAGGTGCATCTTGAACTTCATGAATTTTTACTTCATAGGTAAGTCCATTGTTGTTCCCAGATGTGAACTTAACAAACCCGGTTGTTCCCCACCCTGTTGGTCTACCAGTATTACTTGTTTTAAATTTGAGTTTCTGGGTGAGGACATATGTAATTGTTCCAGAAGAAACGTACGTGCCTCTGCTAAGACCACACTTGCCGATTTGACCAGGTCCTCCTTGCCCAAACAACTGGTGTCTACATGTAGATGTGACTGTACTTCCAATGTTTCTTCCAAGGTCTCTAAGATAGTTTTGTATGTCTGCACGGAAGCCCTCATCAGTCCATTGAATAACGCCAATAGTACCCTTGAAGATAATCATTTTACCTTCTGTTGGAGACCTCCATGAACAAATACTAACATCAATTTTAGCATTGTCCCATTTACCAGATTTCAATTCATCATCAGGCATATCCAAGATTGTCGCTGCCACTTCTTGGTTTGAGACTTCTGCATTAGAAGTTGTTTTCATCTTCAGTCTAGATACACCAGCACTTGGGATGTATGTCTTACCATCAATGACTAACTCTTCATTGTGGTCAGTGAAGTAGCGTGATGTGGTATCGTTTGCAACTATTCCAAATAGTGTGCACACTTCACCTGCATCAATTGCTGCCTTTAAATTTGCTGAGATTGTTTTCATTCGTTAAACACCTGCTTCAAGATAATATCTGATACTTGGAATATCTTAGGTGAGTTGTTTGAATTCAATGCAACAACTTGAGCACTTGGGATATTGTCCAATCTAACTTTATACACTACACTTGTATTTGGATTAGTGAAGTTGAATGAGTCTCTCTGCCATCCAACGGTGTCAAAGAATGCAAGCAAGATGTCTACATCAGCAGTTGCCATATTTCTGCTTGCAAAGACAAACTTGAACTTTGGAGCAGAGTATCTATTAATCCGATACTCCTTTGCAAAGTTGGTAACAATAGTTGTAGGTGCTTCTACTTCTTGAGTGAAGCCATGAAGCAACTTCATAGCAGGGAAGGATATATTTTGATAAGCCATATTACATTCCTAAGTTATATGCACGATTTGATTTGTTAACCAAGTCTGCAAGCCAACGGTTATCTTTCTCAAGTGCTCTTCTAACATCTTGTGAATCCATTGCAGTGATGTTGATTTGAATTGGTTGGCCACCAGAGTTTACTGATCTCTTCAAAGAAGAGTTTGGCAAAATCATACCAGAAGTTTGTGGTATAAAAGGTTCAGGCCCTTTTTCACCAACCATATACATCTTACCTGCTTCAACTGCCCCACCAGTAGCACGAGCACCAGAGAATTGACCAGTTAACCAATCAAGTCCTGTCTTTGCCCATCCACCAAGAGCACCTGTCTTAGTGAAGCTGTCTCCTAATAGTGCATTGCCAAGATTAGCTGCAAGTGCATTTGCTACCATTCTGTCAAGAAGAGTTTTGAATGATGCACCAAGGTCAGTCATTTTACCTTGCATTGCATCAAAGAAGAAGGACGCCATTGACTGTTCCATTCCCTTTGCTGCTTCTTCCCAGAATACAGTGATGGAATCTGCTGCAACCTTATTTGCATCCTTGATTTGAGAAAGTCTAAGTTGAACTACTTGCACATATTCTTCTTCAGACTTGATACGACCATCTTGATATGCTTGTGCAAGATACATAATGTCTTCTTGCGCCTTCTTAGTTTGTTCAACTAATGTGCCACCAGTTAGACCTTGCAATCTTTCTTCATCAGCAATAGTTCCCTTTGCTGCAGCACGTCTTGCCTGAAGAGATTTGATTTCATCATCAATGATTTTCTTTGCATCACCAGTAAGTCCATTGGTAATCTTGCGAGCATCTGCCTCATCAATAAGAACCTGCACTGCTGCATCTCTTTCAGTCTTAGACTTACCAACCATCTTTGCTTCAACTTCAAGGATGTCTACTTTGAGTTGGTCATCTGCTACTGTAGAGCGAGCTTTAGTGTAATCATCTTGAGCTTGCTTACCATCTCTAAGAATCTTGTTGATTAAAATTTGAGCATTTGCTTCATCTAGTAAAGCTTTTGCTTTTGCTGGGTCTACACCATTCTTCAAATCTTTTTCGTATTTGTTCTGTGCATCACCCTTCTGCTTAGCACTCTCATCTAAACCAAATGCAGAGTTTGCAATCTTAAGTTGAGCAACCATCCCCTCAAGTTCAGATTTTGCTTCCTTGACTTCACCAGCCAATTTCTTGATTTTTGGTGCATTTTTAAGGTGCGCATCACCCATGTTGTTCAACCCTTTAGTAACAACATCAGTTGCATTAGATGCATCCCAAAGTTTGTCAGTAAAGGTAACATGTTCTTGTGCAGTCTTAGCAACATCTTCTTTGTATGATTTCCAGATTGACTTAGCACCTTCAATATCCCCACTTGCCACTGCTGCAATAATAGCACCTAGTGCACCTAGTGATTTACCTGCTAAATCTAATACATCAGCAAAACCACGGAAGATTACAATAACACCCTTCATTGCAGGAACTAATGCTCCTACAGCAATTACTTTGATTGCATCAAAAATCTGTGCAACCATTCCACCTGATTTGAAGGAATTAATGAATGACTGGATGACTACATTGAATACAGGAACAACTTCCGCAGTGATGACATCTACTAGTCCTTCAAACATTTGACGAACTTTGTGAAGTCCATCAAACATATCTCCAGAGGATGATGTGAAAGCATTGAATGCATTTGGTCCCATTTGACCAAGAAGTTCTGCTTCTGCTCTAAGTTCAGCAATACCTGCACTACCCCTGTTGAGCATAGGGATAAGGTCTTTACCTGCTTGTCCAAACATTGCAAATGCAAGTGCTGCTTTTTCTGGACCATCTTTCAAGTCCTTGAATTTGTCAGCAATAGCACCAAATGTTTCTTCTGAAGATTTTAGAGAGCCATCAGCATTCTTATTTGAGATACCAAGTGCAGAGAATGCTGCTGCCTGTTTAGTAGTCTCTTCTTCACTCATGGCCATTGCTCGGCCAAGTTTATTCATACCTTGGACCATTGTCTCCAAGGATGTATCACTCATTTCAGCAGCATGAGCATATGCTTTCAACTTGTCAGAAGCAATGCCAGTCTTGCCTGCCATGTCATCTAACTTATCTGCTGCACTCATTGAACGCCCAAAGGCATCCATTATCTCTTTACCAATCTTCAACCCAAGGAGTGCTTTACCAACATCCATCAAGGATGTCTTTAAGTTGTTTTGAGATTTGGCTGCCTCATCACCATTCTTTGCAAGCAGAAGTTCTTCCTTAGCACCATCTGCTATACCTTTGGCAAAATCAGAGACATTCTTAGTAAGAGTGGCAAGGGGGCCACTCATCTTATCAACTAATTCTACTACTGCTTGTAAAGTGCTCATATTAATCCTTATCCATATCTAAGTCTGTTTGTGAAGTTAGTGAACCCCATCTCATCCATTTGTCTTCCATTTGC